ACTCTACACCGTTTCCTAGGGATTTCTTCTCCATATTGATTATCGCCGCATCCGCGTCGTCGAAAGTTCCTATTTGAAACAGGGTGTAATCGGCTGGATGTTTGCCGAATTGATGATCGTTGGAGTTGATGCAGTCTGTGAAGGCCCGAGTAGCGAGGCCGACTGTCGGGACGAAGAACGGAGGCATATAAACCTCAGCTTTTTCGTCGTAGATTGTGAATAGTAAAATAATCATTAGATGCTGTCCCTTGTGTTGAGTTCTTGAGTTTGTTTTTGCTTAACGATCTCGCGAACCGCGAGCCGTTCGGGGGTGTTATTGGGATTGTCTTTTGCTTTTGCAATCCTAGTGACGCGTAGTTTTTCCCATAGAGCCGGATCATTTTTTCGGAGTATGTTTCGGTAATAAGATGGAACGGGCGTTTGCCGTCCGTCGGGTAATACGCAGTAATCGTGTGGGAAGCAGTCAGAGTAATTTTTATCATACCAGCGTTCCCCGATTCCGGGTTTCAGGGACATATTTGTATATTCGTTGTGGCGAGAAGTCATCTCGCCGTGTTCGTCAATGATAACGTAACGATTGAATAGTTCTTGGGCGTCGCCCTGTTGTTTCTTGACGATGTAGCGGGCTACATAGCCCGCAGAGTTGAAGGTGACAGAGCCGATTTCACAGTCGCCATAGCGCCATGTTTTTTCGAGTTCTTCAGAAGTGTAAACTCGATTGCCGTTCCGGATATTGACAAGTTTCTTGTCTTTGAATTGATAGCCGAACAACAGAGCATGATAGTGAGGGCGATAATTTGTTTCGCCATATTCGCCGCACATGAAGTAGCGGATTTTCTGCCCGGATTTAGTGCGCAGTCGCTTTATGAATTTTTGAAAATCTACTCGTCGTAGATTTCCGAACTCGGGCAGATCGGCAGGCCGATAGGTGAGAGTGATAAAAGAATTATTAAGTCCCTTGTCGTAGAGGCTTGCTTCGTGAGTACAACGCAAGGCCCATTCTTTTGCGTGTTCGAGTCTGCACCCGAGGCATCGGGAGCAGGGTATTTGGAACGGTTGGTTAGGCCAGAAGGCCGTGGATCGGTTGAAGGTGATTGACCCGCCGGGAGAGTAATACGCGGTAAGGGGTTTGTAACAGGGCATGGTAATTTTTCCATGATAGTGCAGCCTGCCTGGACGATTCCGTACAGGCAGACGGCTGCGATTTTATAGGGCAATGCCGCCCCGAGGAACGGTGCGAACTGCATTGCGTTTGTGCATCCGATTTGCCGTTCTTTTGAACAGTTTTCGGGATTTGGATTTGGATAGCTTTCTTCGGCGCATTGGTATCTCTCCTGACTTCGGTGGGTGTATGGGGTAAAGCTGTCACCTAGAGCATTACATAACAAGCTAGAGTAATGCTAATCGGCGTCAATATCGGGGTTTTGAGCCGGTTTTTTGTCCTCCTGCGGAGGGTTGTTTGAGACGTCCTGAGAGGCCGTATCCGGGACGTTGTCCTCGGAGGGTTGGGTCAGGGATGGACATAGCGTCAATCCACTGCCCGGGATCGTTAGCGAATCCCTTGCGTTCATCAGCCGGTAGTTCTTCGAACGCTGATTGCACTTGCGCGATGTTTTGCATCGCTTCTGAGAATTGTAGAGAGGTGGCGTAGCCGAAGGTTGCTAGTTTTTTGCGTTCTTCGAACGGGTCTACGCCGGTATGGAGATAGTGCGCGACGATGTTATTCACGTCGACGCTTTCGGTAAAGTGTTGTTGAGTGCGGCCCCCTTCGGAGAAGTCTTGAGCGAAGGGACGCACGTCATGGGCGTAGTCCCATATCCGTTTGTCTTTGTAGGAAGCGTTTTATTTTTTCTGGGTTATTCTTAGCCCACGTCAGTTTTTGACCGGGGCTCCAGTGTGATGGAATTTCATCCATCTTATTTAATGTTTCCATTAGTAGCGTATTTGTTTTCTCTGGCGATAAGCCTAGTGATTTGGCTATTTCGCCGATGGCTAGTTTCGCTTCTTTTCCTACTTGCGATACTGTTTTTCCTTTGAAGTGTTCGGTCACGTCATTAGTGACGGCTTCGATAATTCCGCCGATTGTAGCGGCAGGTTGTATCGCTTGACGTTGTGCGTTTGTGAGTGCCGTATTTGCTTCGACATTTTTAATTTGGACGTTCTGCATCCGCAGGCTTAACGCGCTATTGATTGCGGGGATAACGTCCTTGCCGATGTTTTGCATTTGTGCAGTTTGGCCCGAGGGAGTGGATGAAGGTTTGCCGAGGGCGAGGATTCTGTTGAGGCCTGCGGCCTCGAGGTCTTTAGCTGCGCGTTGATACGCGGTTGAGCTCATGCGTTCTTGGAAACGCATTTGTTCTCGGGCGAGTTGACGGTTAGCGCGGTTTGCAGACATTTGGCCGAAGGCCGACACGACGCTACCGATGAGAGGGAGGGCAGAGAGTAGACCTACACCTTTTGCTGTTGTTGCTGGTTTAAGTCCGGCCATGATTTATTCCTGTGAATGATTCCTCCCGGGTTCCATCGACCAGGCTTCGTGAACTACGCTTGGTCGACGGGATCCGTGAGGTGTTAGAAGTGATCTATTAGGCCGGGTGTTGCGTAAAGAGGTAGCGGTCTAGCTGCCCGTATTTTGAACCAGACATCGAGTAAGAAGTCAGGTTCGGAAGGTACCGCGACGACGCGGTCTATGGGTGGATTGTCCTCGATGAAAGCCTTATCGAGTACGGGTAGGGTTGCGAAGTCTTGGGCTAAATGCCAGACGTCGAGAGAGGCACTTGCCGCGCTGCGGAAGATGCCAGTTATTTGAGATTGTTTGAAGCGATATTCGTCGTACCTCGGTATGTAACCGAAGGTAGCGCCGTCGATGTTTTTGTCGTTGGAAATAAAGATTTCCTGATTCTGTATCGCTTGCTCGCCAAGGTGCGAGAGTGCAGGCCAGTAGAAGTCGAAGCGGGTCTGGCGTGACCAGTACCGCTCGAGGCCTTGCTGATAAGTTAAATCGGCCCGTACATTTACGATGCCGATTATGTGGCCGTGTTCCGTGAAGGATGAAGTGAAACCGTGCCCGGTTGCGGAAACTGTGCCATAGGCGGCCAGATTGCCTTGCGGGGTGTCGGAGATTTGAACATCGGTCGCAGTCGGGAAAGTGCCGGCGACCGGAGTGATATTGATTTGCGTTGACCCGCCGCCGAGATATAGCGGCCGCTGGTGAACCAGCAGAGAAGGGTCAGAGACTTGAAAATGAGCTTTCAAGATTTCGGGATAGCGTGTGCCGCCTCGAGCATCGCGCTCGAGTAGTTTTTGGATTTGGAAGGATTCCCGAAGTTGGTTAATGGTGATGGACGTCGCCTCACTGAGATCGGCGTAGATCAGCGGATAGCCCAGATTATTCGGGTCTTCGACCACGTTGAGGGCTTCCACCGTGGTAATGACAGTTGGTTGCTGTATTGAGTCAGCACCCCCGGTTTCCCGGGTGATGAGCTGACTGGTAGGGCCAGTCCATGATGTGTTCCAGCCGAGTCCAGTGATTGGGGCTTGATCGCCGAGAGGGATTACTACGGCGTCGCCTTTTTGCGGCCACGGAAGGGCCGACGTCAGATAGTCGCGGCGCTTCCGGCGCCGACGCGGAGATGAGTTGAGTTGAATATTATTTGACCCGGTATCTGGCCCGTCGCCATTGTCGAAGCTGGCAGGGTCGACGAGATTCTCGTCGCGGAACCAGAAGTTGTAAATGTGGGTGTAGCACCGGGTCGGTAGTGCGGATACGTCGACGAAGTCGGGAACGAGCCCGATCGGGACGCCGAGATAGTCGCCGATTTGTCCCTCGACTACCGCGTTTGAGTTTTGATGAATAGGGACGACGAAGTCCGTTGAGTCGCCCGGGGTTTCTTGTTCGCCGCAGAACTTTGTCCAGTTTGCCCATACTTGTCGATAGGGCACGAAGAAGAAGAATGTCTCGAGGAACAGATTGTCGAGAATAGGTTTGATGGGTGTTGCGAGCCGCCCAAACAGGGAGGCCCGCAGATTGATTGTGTCGCCGGGTAGAACCTCTAATGAGAGGATCGGGATGAGAAGTCCGGCGTCGAATGTAGTTTTTAGACCGTGTGAAAGGTCAAAAGATGAGCGCGGTATATCAGCTCGTTTTGTCTGGCTGAATTGATGGGTTGGTCGCGCCATGATTGAATTCCTCGAGAGAGTGAATGTGTGATTTGTCGACAT